GTGGTATACTGCCGGGTCGCTCACGGAGCACGGGCGGCTGCGCTTCTTCGACGATTTCGAGGCGGCGCAGGCCTACAGCAACGAGCTCTGGAAGTGGGCGCAGGAGCAGAACGACAGCCGCGACCGGGGCGACGAGAAGCTGACGGTGCGGTGCACGACCAACGCCCTGCCGGATGACCATTATCCGCGCAAGCGGCCGTACTATTCCTGAGGAGGGGACCATGGCACTCGACAATGAGACGCTGCACCGCGCCCAGCAGGCGGCGCTGGAGTTCTTGGCGACCATCGATGCGCTGCATCTGCGGGACGCGAGGGACAAGGACTTCCGGCGGATGCGGGACATCGTCGGATACAAGGAGACCGCTGCCGTGCGGCGGGCGTCGATGACGCTCACCCGTGCGCTGGCCGACGTGAGGAGGAGCAAATGACCGAGAACGGGGACGACATCGTTGCGCGGCTGGAGCGTCTGGCCTGTAGGGCGGAGACATCGAAGACCTATGTCCAAGAGTTCCGCATGATGCGGGCCGAGGGCGTGGCCGACACGATCCGTGAGGCGATGGACACCATCGTCGATCTTCGTGCGGACATTTACCGCGCCGAAGAGGCGATCCTCGACATGGAGTTTAAGAAATGACCAAGGTCCGAGAACCGACATCCATCATCGAAATGGCGGAGCTTTGCAGGCTCTCGAACACGCATCTGGCGTCGTCGGACCGCTTCGATCCGAACACGCGCCAGACGGCGCGGGGCGTCCTCGAAGCTTTGTCCTCTGCCGACTTCTACGAGCTTGACGAGGGCGTGACCAAGGCCTCGGACATGATGTTCGAGGCGCAGTTCTCCGGCCGCGAGACGGACAAGCTCACGCTGGATGCGGACTGCCGACTGCCATCGACGGTGTGCGCCTTCTGGGCTCCGGGGACCAAGGTCCGCTTCGCCCAGCGCGACGAGGCGCTGCCATTCCTGTATCTCGCCATCCGAGAGGAGGCGGGGACCTTCGTCTACCTTGTCTCGCCCTATTTCGGGGCGCTGGTGCAGGGCAGCTACATGCCCGAGGTCGAAGGCGCGATCTACGGGCCGGACGAGGGCGAGGAGGAGGACAAATACGAGCGGGTCGCGCACGTCCTGTCGGTCGCGGCCATGTGCTCCATTCTGAACCAGCCCTCCTTCACCAAGCGGGAGCCCGTTGGGTCGCGTCAGGAGCGCCGCGCTGCCCAGCGCAGCGGGGGCTACGCCACTGACGCATGGCATAAGGTCACATGGAACATCGGGGAGGAGGTCAAGGCCAAGCTTGCCCGCGATGAACCCGTGCGCTGCATGCCCCTGCACTACACCCGGGGCCACTGGCGCCGGGCCCAAGAAGGGTGGACCAAGGTCACCCAACGCAAGGACGGCCTCTGGTATCAGTGGATCGACGGTTACTGGTCCGGCCACCCCGCCTTCGGCATCAAGAAATCCTACCACGCACCCAAGATCGGAGACGCAGCATGAGCAACGAACACGCCTTCCCTTTCGACTTCACCATGGAGCCCAGCAAGGGGCTGACCAAGCGCGAATACATGGCGACCCAGATCGCGGCGGCCATGATCCCGCACATGCAGTACAACCCCCCGTGGGAAATCGCGCAGCGGTCGATCTCGGTGGCCGAGGCGCTGCTGGAGGAGCTTCAGAAATGATGAAACGCTGCCCAGAGTGCGAGGGCCGAGGTTGGGCGACTTACGAGAAGACGACCAAGAACGGCTATGAGGAGACGACCGCCGACTGCCACAACTGCGACGGGTCGGGCGAGATCGAAGACGACGAGGAGATGGACGATGGCTAAGTGGAAGGAGCCGGAGTCCTACGAACACCTGAACCTGCTTCTCGACCAGATAGGGGTCCGGCCGAAGCACACCGAAAATACTAAGACAACCCACCAGTCGCAGGATTTACCCCAAGAGGACCCCAACGACTGGTACAAACAAGGAAAGGAGTGCCCGTTTTGACAGACAGGCCAACACAAGCGCCGAAATGGGTCGGTGACGCCATCGAAGTCCTGCCAGACGAGCTCGAAGACGAGCAACTGGCCGCCCTCATGCTGACGATCATCGGCGTATACAGGGACGATCCCCGCGATATCGTGCCGTTGATGCTCAGTCTGCCGCTCACCTATGCAAGGGCCGTGGGCCTCCCGCTCGACATCCTCCACAAATCCTATCTTTCGGGCGCAGAGGGGATCAGGCAGATCATCACTAAGGATTCGGGGAGGATGAACTGATGGAACAGATCATCGTTGCCATCGCCCTGATCTGCGGGACGGAGACCTGCGAGAACAAGGTCCAAGAGCCGCGCTTCGAGAGCATGGAGGCCTGCACAATCTTCCTCTCGGACGAGCGGTTCCGGGAAGCGAAGAGCGGGAACATCATCGTCCTCGACGACTGCATCATCACGACAGAGAGAAGGCTGAAGCAATTCAAATGAGCGACATCACGCACAAATCGACCGCTGAACTGGCGGCATTCCAGAAGGTCCACGAGGACCTTCTTCGCTGCTTCGACACATGGGAGACGGCCGGCATTCCGCCCAACCTCGCCCTGTGGGCCTCGGTGAGCCTGATCACCAACACCCTTCGCAATGCGATGGGGGACCCGGGCGCGGTGGCAGACTTCATGCTGTCCGCGATGAAGACGGCACTCGACGACAAAGGAGAATGACATGCAGACGACCAGACACCTGAGCTATCGGCCGGAAGACGTGAAAACGTCCGAGGCCCTAGTTGCCTCCGTCGCCGGATCGGGCGTGACCTTCGGCATCCTGCCGCACAAAGAGGGCGAGGAGCCGGACCTTGTGGTCATCTCGCCGCGACAGGCGCAGGGCATCAACGCCCGGATCGGGGACACCATCGACGTGAGCTACGTCGAGAATTTCCCGGAGCATGCCGAGCGGGTGAAGTGGCGTGCGGTGGCCGTCTACCGCAAGCCGGAACCCAACGAGAAGACCGGGCCCGGGGCCAAGCCCGGCGAGGTGCGTAAGACCATCGAACAGCAGGTCCTTGAGATCGTCATGGAGGGCGAGGTCTGGAACCGGGCGGAGCTCTATGTCGAGCTCTTCAACGAGAGCTTCCAGACGCTGACGGCGTCCGAGGTCGAGCGGGCGCGATACGAGGCCATCGGGCACTCCTTGGCCCGCCTGCACGACACCGGGTCGATTGCCTGTGCCAAGGTCTATGGGCCGGGGAAAAAGAACGCCACGACCCTCTACTACGCCAAGAACACACAGGTCCTCGGGCGGGCGCTCATGGGTCTGGATTCCACTGTCACCGAGGAGGAATGACATGAAAGACTTCATCCGCTGGCTCGTCAAAAACGATAACCCGTTTCCGATGGTATCGTGTGTGATCGGGATCGCGTTCTTTGGGATTATCCTGACCGCCGTGCTTTTCAGCATCGGGTGGCCGCTCGGGCTGTTGGGCCTCTTCGGCATGTTCTTTGGCACCCCCTACCTCATGTACTACAGCGAAAAGAAGGACAAATGACATGAACACGCTTTGGGCGATCCTGCTCCTCGTGCCGCCTGACGGCCCCCTTTCGAACATCGTGGGTGCGGTGAATTACGCCTCGCTCGAAGCCTGCATGCAGGCCAAGTCCGAGGTCAGCGCCGCGCTGAACCACGACTACAAGCTGTTCTGCGTGGAGACGGACATCCCGTCCGGCTCCATGCGCCCAGTGCCTCGCCCGGAGGAACTGAAATGACTGACGACAATCTGGTGAAGCGGCTGCGGGAGATGCCGACATACTCTGGTGAGCCGAAAGGCCCGCATTGGACTCCTAATCTTGCCGCCGACCGCATCGAAGCCTTGGAGCGGGAGAAGCGTGAAGCAGCGTTGGACGCACTCGCTGCACATGGTCAGGCACACGATGCCTACGAGGCGCAGTTGAAGGCCGAAGCCCGTCTCGCCAAGGCGGTGGAGGCGCTGCGGGAGATCATTGCGAGATGGGACACGCCTGCGTGGAAGGAAGTCGAGCCTACAGGGGCGGTTATCAACCGCGCCCGCGCCGTGCTGGCCGAGATTGAGGGAGGGAAGAAGGATGAGTGACAACGACCTGATCCGGCGCGGGGATGCGTTGGCGCTGCCGCCATATGACGGTGACGGTGATCCAGCGGGGCAATGGGATCACCATATTTTTGTGCGGCGCGACGCCATCGTCGCCCTGCCCGCCGTGACGGTGGGGGTGAAGCCGCTGGTGTGGGAAGACCGTGGTGGAGTTAATTACGTCTCTGATAGCTATGTTGTTCAGGTGTTTTTCGGGTCGGACCAATACTACTTTGAAACGTTGGACTTGATCCTTGGACGGAAACTTTACGATGGTGACGATCTTCCGTCTGCCAAGGCCGCAGCCCAAGCCG